GATGTTGTTACTAAAGAGTTTCAAGAGAGAGGACTTGATGAGAATGTCTATGAAACCATCATTGCTGCAGCAGGAGATAACACAGTGTCTCTGCCAGCAGGAACAATTGATGTGTATCTTAGAGACTTGCTTGAGGTTACTGACTCAAGTGGTGAGAATAAAGGGCAGATGAATGTCACTGTTCGTGATGGTAAACTTTTTAATGTAACTTCTCAGACCAATGACTTTAGTGCCTATACTAGCAAGGTTACTGGTCAAGGTGGGTTTAGATTGGTTGTAAAGGTGTATCTTCCTTTTACTAGTCTTAATGTTGCTACTAGACGCATGATTATGGAAGAGTCTGCAAGGCGGTATCAAATGCTTACTCAAGGTGCTAGTAACGTTGATGCTATGCTTAGCGGTAGAGCACAACTTTCTAGAGCTCAGGGTAGATCTAATGATACAAATAACAAGGGTAGAAACCTTTTTGATGGCAGCGATTACAATAGATTCTTTGCTGTTAATAGAACCTTCTTCCCTAAATACGGTAGTCATTTATCTGATTATGTGAGGAGAGGATAATGCCTACACAAAAGACAACAATTAAGATGCCCTCATTCTCTGGGGGTGTGGCAAAGACTGCTCCCAGTAAAAGAAGACCTGACCAAGTAGAGGAAGCTGATAACGTATTCTTATCCCTCGAACGAAGCAGTGAGAAGAGACATGGTACTACCTTTGTGCAAAGCGATAGCAGAACTGGTGGAGACTTAAACATTACTGAGCCTACGGCAGGTGAGTTAGTCATTGAAAATTTTAGATTAGATAAAGACAATAGCATTTTTGTTGTCATTAATCCAGCTGCAGCTGCAGCTAATATTGTTCAGTTATTCAATATGCAGACAGGCAATAAGATTACCGCCTCTTCTTTGAATGATACTAATGGTAATATGACTAAGTTAAAGACCTATTTAAACATTGGATCTGGAGCTTACAGTGATAAGATTAAAGTTCTTAGAGTTCAAGACTCTCTTGTTATTCTTAACACTGAAGCTGAAGCTAAGTTTAAGTTAACAGATGAAGGTCAAGAGTTAACCTATGAGGCTTTAGATAGATTTACTAGTAGATTTGCTGGAAATTTTGCTGGTACAACTTCTAAAACTCAACTTTTTAATGGAACACCTCCTTTTGAGGGGACTGCATCACCCTTTATGTATCACGGTGCTGATGATGCTAGTCAAGATTCTTCAGCTGATGATAGAAGATTTTATGAATATAATTTTTCTAATGCGTTAAATATTAGACAAGCATTGGGCAGAAAAATTTATAAAGCAGACACTGGGGTAAATCAAGCTGCTACAGGTACTAACTCAACGCCAGCAGATACTGCACCAGATGTAGGTGATATAGATCGCACTGAATATCCTTATGGCCTTTTTCCTCTTTATAAATTAATTAGTCGTTATGATTCTAGATTTACTCAAACTAATTTTTCACGTTCTGGAGGAACAATTTCTGAAACTGAACAAGGGAAAATAGATTACTGGGAAGAATTTGGATATGTTCCATCTGATAATAGAGATAGAACTTATAACGCTACTTTTGCTAGTATTGCTGATAATCAAAACTCAGTTAGTGTAGGGAAGTACTCAGATTTAGGCGGTAGTCCTGATGCTTTACGCTTTAGTACTTCTATTAGCTCTAGTTTTATTGAAGGTATTACTACTTCTAATTGGCCTGTAACTCGAACACCTTTTGTTCGTAATAAAAGTGCAGTTAGAAATGCCATGAAAGCTTTACATAGCGAAGGTGTAGACGATGTTACTTGGGTCTTTCGAGATGGAGAATCTCTAGACTATAAACAACGATTTGGAGCTTATTATCTATTAGGAAACCCTGCTGATGGTGATGGGTTTATCTTTAATATTAGAGAAAAAAGTGGACCTTTTCCCTCGGGGTTTTATAGAACTATTTCAACTCCTATTGATTATGATTTATACGGAGGAGAAGAAGGTAAGATTATTGAAAGATTTAAAAGAAAAGGTGTAGAAGATGATGCAGACGCTGATCATGGAGTACCTGTATATCAAGAAATTACGCCTACTCCTGCTCCTAGAATTGCCGATACAAATGCTTATCCCGAATTTACCTTAACAAATTTTCAAGGTGCAGCTCCATATTATCAAAGAATTAGAACACCAGAATTAGGATCTGTATTTGATAGAACTACTATGCCTCATTTAATTGCATGGAATGGCAGTGTTTCTAGTCCTGACTTTTTAGTTTCAGAAAGTCCTTGGACTCCTAGATTATCAGGAAATAAGTTTAATAATCCGGGTCCTTCTTTTATTTCTCTTAGTGAAAAGCCTTATGATATTTCAGCAAAAGCCGCTTCTCTTGAATTAATTACAGCTGACGAAGGTAATGACTATTTTGGCTTTAGTTCACTTCTTGGTACCAGCGAAAAATCAAAACTTGCAACTAGATATACTACTAATAATACTAATCATGCTTATGGATTAAGCGATAATGCTACTATTCAATTAATTGATGCTGAAAGCTCGCCTACAACTAAGACATACAAGCAAGTATCTATTTATGATATGGATGAGACTCCTCCCTCAAATACTGTTTACTTTTATCATGGGGAAAACGGACACGAGTGGGCTTGTAACTTTAAAGATGCTGTTGAAGGAAGTAGCGGACATAACGGTACTATTTTAGTTGATATTGAACATTATCCTAAAATTGTATTAACCCAAAAAAGTACTGGTACTCAAGGTAATACTACTGTTACTTTAGGTGCTGATATGTTAGATGTAACAAATAATGCTCCTGATTATAAAAATTCAGTATTAGCATTAGATCCCGGCAATTTTACGGGAGGTGAAGGAACTATTAATCAAGCACCTACAAATACTGGTGGTAAGATTAGTGCTATTGGATATTGGGAAAATAGATTATGGATGGCTTCCGGTAATACTATTGTAAGCTCTCAAAGAAATAACCCATATAACTTATGGTTTGATGATGGTGATACCCCAACTGATGACGATCCTATTGACCTTAGCCTTAGTGAAACTGATGCTACTAAAATTCAATGGATTGTGCCTTTTGCCTCTTCATGTTTCTTAGGTACTGACGGTACACAGCAATTTGTTCTTAGTGGAGCTGAGGATTATATTTCTCCTAGTACTATTGTGCTTTCTAAGGCTACAGAATATAGTACCTCAGCAACAGCTAAGCCTTTAAACATTGGTGAATCTTTGTACTTTGTAGACAATGGGCGTTTATTTGTTTATAACAAAACAAAAAATGGTAGAGAGTATTCTTATTCTGTATCAGAACCAGTCTTTGGTTACTTCCCTACAAATGTAACTCAAACACTGCTTGTCCCATCAAATGACTATGCTCTATTTACAACAAATGATACTGATAAAGAGAATCATATCTATGTTTTCCATCAAAGGTTATTGCCTGATGGAAACATCGGTCAACAAGCTTTCTATCGTTGGATTTATGGTGAGAATGATAGCTCTGCTCCTGAGATTAAAAATATCTCTAATACTGGAGATAACCTTCATATTCTAACCAAAGAGAATAACAAGTATTTTGTTCAAACTATGTCAATGTCTAGAGTTCTAGAGACTGATATCCTGCTCGATAAAAAACAAGTAGTATCTTCAGCTACTTCAACCAATGGAGGTAATACTCAATGGCTTATTCCTTATGTTACCACTACAGCTTCTATTGTAAGACATACTAATAATTTTGTACCTTTAACAGGTCTTACTTATACAGATAACGGTAATGGTACAACTACTATTCAACAGTCAGGAACTACATATGCTTCCGAGCCAGTAACAATTGGAGAGCCCTTCACTATGAAGCTGGAACTTAGCCCTTTTATTCTTAGGGATGAGAACAGTACTCATATTGATTCTCTGGTTCAAATTAAAAGCATAAATGTAAGGCATCATAAGACTGGTAAATATGAGATTGATGTTACTCGTCGAGGTAGAACTAATAAGAAGAGTGATCTTTTGTTTGATCCATCTAGGACTAGTAATGCCTTAATTACTATTAACGATGCTGATACCAGCACTCCATTACACACACAAAAGAATGGTCAATTCAATGCAAGAATTGCAGCAAATGCCGACGATGTAGAGATTATTCTTAAATCTACCTATCATGCACCTGTAAATCTTACAAATGTTGAAGCACAAGTAGACGCTAATATTGGCGTGAATGTGAGTATCGAATGATGAAGATGTTACATGTTACTTGGACTGATCATGAATCAAACGGTGGTCCTAACTGGGAATCAGCTGAGGACCAAATGGCATGGGCTGAAGAAGAATTACCTATTGGTCAAACCATAGGCTTTCTTTTTCACGAAACTCCCTTGTATATCGTATTAACTGATACACTATTAGGGGACAACACAAGCGCATGTCATAAACTTTGTAAACAAAATATTATTGAAATAAAGGAGTTATATTATGACCACATCAGATGAAAGACTGAGCAAGCTGAGAGACTTGCTTATTGATAGCACTATTGATTATTTGCAGTCTGAAACCTCAGACAAGTCAATTAACTGTGCTAGAGCTGTACTCAAGGACTTGGCTCCTAGAGAAGACGTAGAGCTGTCTGAAAAGCAAGCTGAAAGGATCCAAATGGCTATGGGCGAAGCCCCATTTAAGCTTAAGAATGGATCATGATTAATAATAAGCTAGATGAGAGATTAATCCCATCTAATGTTCCTGAGGAGGCTGTACAAGATTTTAGGAACTATGGCTATTACGTGATGAAATATATGGGTTTTGGAGAACCAACGCCCATTCAATATGGCATTATGGATGCTCTACAGAATCACGATAATGACATGGTTCTGGCAGCAGGTCGAGGTACAGGTAAGAGTGTTATCACATCTATGCTTGCTTCGTGGTGGCTCTTAAGAGATCCTAATGTCACAATCCTAGTCACTTCTGCAACAGCTCAGAAGGCTATTGACTTTATCTCTATGACTAGGA